GATGATCTGGCAGCCTGAGTTCACAGATAAAACACTCTCCAGGAAACCCGGGGCGGTTCAGGTGTTCAGCGACGCTGACCACCAGCTGTTGCGACAAACGGTTATTTGCCGTTAAACTGTTCATGCGTTAGTTTCTCCACAGACACAAAACGCCACGACGCCCGGAGCTGCACACTCGCGGGCGTCACTCTTTTCTGGAGCGCAAAAGATTTTGTAGACCAGTGCTGCATGCTCCTGGAGCTTCGAAATTGACAGATACAACTCATCATTAATTGCTGTCTGCTCGTGTGGCTCCACTACCCCATCTTCGATTGCCGAACGAATCTGCTTTGAGTAACTCCCGATCTGTTCGATGACTTCCAGCAGGCGCTGGTTTATATCGGCGTTCTCTACTTCCTCAAGTTCAGGAAGCGATACAAACACCCCACCAGCAGACTGTGCGACAGCATCCGCAATGTAGTGAGTGCCAGCCGCGCGCTGTAAAATCATTGCCCATCCCAGCGGGAAAATCTGATCGCCATCTGCACGAAGGCGGTTGAATAAAGCGTTCTCTGTTACATCCAGCCACTCAGCAGCTTCAGCGTAACCCCCCGGCAACGCCGCGATAGTTTTTCTGACAGCTTTCACGTACCACTCAGGCTGTTTTTCCACTTTCCAGTGATGCTTACCCACGGCTTATCTCCTGTTCCTGTGGTTTAAACCCATTCTGGTTTTGGCTAGATTGAAAACGTGCCGGATAAAGAATCTGCATTTCGCTGATTTCACCCTTAAAAAAATTGGCCAGACGTTCTGCAAGATCGATAGATGGAATTTGTTCCAGTCTTTCAATACGACTCAGCGTCGCTGTATTGACCTGAACGCCCGCAGCAACATGCTGCAAAGTAAATCCGTGCGCCTTACGCACATTCCGTAATGGTGATTGCATATAACCTCCACATATTGCGTGATGAGCATATTATTTCACGCAAATATTTTGCGCAAGTTGATTTGCTTAACGCGCAATAAAGAAATGTAATAAACGCATGAACATAGGAAATCGAGTCAGACAACTTCGCCAGGCGAAGAACATGAAAATCGCCGATCTCGCTGAAGCAATAGGAGTGGATGCGGCGAATATCTCGCGCCTCGAAACAGGTAAGCAGAAACAATTCACTGAACAAGCCCTGAGTAATATTGCCAGGAGCTTAGGTGTTGATATTGCTGATCTCTTTACCTCAGACCTCAAAAGTAATACTGTATGTAAAAACAGTATTAGTGAGGATGTTGCGCAGGTGAAGGATGTATTCCGTATTGAAATGCTGGATGTCAGTGCCAGTGCGGGAAATGGCCTTATCCAGGGCGGTGATGTCATTGATGTGATTCATGCCATTGAATACAGAACTGATAATGCTGTATCGATGTTTGGTGGACGACCAGCAAATCACATTAAAGTTATCAACGTTCGTGGGGACAGTATGTGTCCAACCATTGAGCCAGGAGATCTCATCTTCGTTGATATCAGTATCAATCAGTTTGATGGGGATGGTATATATGTATTTGGTTTTGATGATAAAATTTACGTCAAACGACTGCAAATGATACCTGATAAACTGCTGGTAATTTCTGATAATCAGATTTACCGCGAATGGGGAATTACCAGCGAAAACGAACATCGGTTTATGGTCTTTGGAAAGGTCTTAATCAGTCAGTCACAAACCCTTAAGCGACACAATTAACCCCCTACCTCAACATCAATTAGCCACCAGAAGGTGGCTTTTCATTACCCACCAAATTGCATATCTCGCAATAAAAACACTTGCATGATGCGCAACTTCATTTTATCTTTCTTTCCAGACCTACAAACAAGGTACTAACAAAATTTGGTTGTAACACGGCGTATGGCACATGCGTCGTTAGCGGTCTGGGGACGTTAAAGGGGACAATCCACTCCTTGCTCGGGCAAACAAACCAGGTAGCCGGAATGTGCAAGTCAATGAGGATGCTGATAAGACGCCTAACCAGCGTGGCGATTCGGTTTGACGCCTGGGAAGAGACCAGGGTGCAACGATGAGGGCATTTATGGAACCGCGACAAAGTGTGGTGCCGTAACTGGCTAAGTGCTCTCAGCGTTGTGGTAATCCGCGAAATGGCGCGGCGGTAAGTATGGCGGGGTTATTCCTTCCCCGTTGAGGACACCGGGTTGTCAGGTTGACCATACGCTTAAGTGACAAGCCCACCACAACAGCCACTGCTTTGGCGGTACCAGTTTGTACACTTGCTTCCGGCTGGTACCGCTCTTTTTACAAAACAGAGAAGAGCATCACCGGACGACGGGCTCATAACCCAATCCACCCGGGCGGCTGCCACCGCAGGTGTTCTTCTCTGTTTTGTGGAGAAACCAACCGACCTTGCAGGGTCGATATGATGAGGAGCAGCAAAATGGCTAGCGAACGCAGTACTGATGTGCAGGCATTTATCGGGGAGCTGGACGGCGGCGTATTTGAAACCAAAATCGGCGCAGTTCTCAGTGAAGTCGCTTCCGGTGTGATGAACACGAAAACCAAAGGTAAGGTCTCACTCAACCTGGAAATCGAACCATTTGATGAGAACCGTGTGAAAATCAAACACAAACTCTCATATGTTCGCCCGACTAACCGCGGGAAAATTTCCGAAGAAGACACCACCGAAACGCCGATGTATGTCAATCGCGGTGGTCGCCTGACTATTCTGCAGGAAGACCAGGGACAATTACTGACTCTTGCCGGTGAACCTGACGGAAAACTCCGCGCAGCAGGTCATTAATATCGTTCTTAATTAACTGATTATTTATCTCATCACTGAATATCTTTATATAGTGAGGACTTATTATGTCTCAGAACTTAGACGCAACCGCAATTAATCAAATCCATGCCCTTATTTCTGCTCAGGGTGTTAATGAAATTATCAGTAAGATTGGTGCCGATGCTGTGGCATTGCCTGAGAATTTCCGCATTCATGATCTGGAAAAATTTAATTTAAATCGCTTCCGTTTCCGTGGTGCGCTTTCCACTGCCAGCATCGATGACTTTACCCGTTATTCTAAAGATCTTGCAGATGAAGGCACCCGCTGCTTTATTGATGCTGATAATATGCGTGCCGTCAGTGTGCTTAACCTGGGTACTATTGATGAACCAGGTCACGCAGATAACACCGCCACTCTCAAACTGAAAAAGACAGCACCGTTCTCTGCTCTGTTGTCTGTTAATGGCGAGCGTAACTCCCAGAAATCACTGACAGAATGGATTGAAGACTGGGCCGACTACCTTGTGGGCTTTGATGCTAATGGTGACACCATTCAGGCAACAAAAGCGGCTGCGGCGGTCCGTAAAATCACGATTGAAGCAAACCAGACCGCTGATTTTGAAGATAATGACTTCAGCGGCAAACGCTCCCTGATGGAGTCTGTCGAAGCGAAGACCAAAGACATTATGCCAGTGGCATTTGAATTTAAATGCATTCCGTTTGAAGGTCTGAAAGAACGTCCGTTTAAATTACGCCTCAGCATTATCACTGGCGATCGTCCGGTACTGGTTCTGCGCATTATTCAGCTGGAGGCGGTGCAGGAAGAAATGGCTAACGAATTTCGTGATCTGCTTGTTGAGAAATTCAAGGACAGCAAAGTAGAAACCTTTATTGGTACTTTCACCGCCTGATTTCATTACTGCAAATGCCCCTGAGGGGGCATTTATGGAAACGTAATTTACTCAATAATCGCCGGATGGTGAGGGATTCTTTTTACCAGAATTCAGCGCGGTGCAGCGCATATACGTGGAGAACAAAATGTCATTTATTAAAACTTTTTCCGGGAAGCATTTTTATTATGACAGGATAAATAAAGACGACATCGATATTAACGATATCGCGGTTTCCCTTTCAAATATCTGTCGCTTTGCCGGTCATCTTTCGCACTTCTACAGCGTCGCCCAACATGCGGTTCTTTGCAGCCAGCTGGTACCGCAGGAATTTGCTTTTGAAGCATTAATGCATGATGCAACAGAAGCGTATTGCCAGGACATCCCCGCTCCACTGAAACGCCTTCTTCCTGACTATAAACGGATGGAAGAAAAAATTGACGCCGTAATCCGTGAGAAATACGGGTTACCCCCAGTTATGAGTACGCCCGTGAAATATGCCGATCTTATCATGCTGGCAACCGAACGCCGCGATCTCGGGCTTGATGATGGCTCTTTCTGGCCTGTACTGGAAGGCATCCCGGCAACAGAGATGTTCAACGTGATTCCACTGGCACCTAGCCATGCCTACGGGATGTTTATGGAACGTTTTAACGAGTTATCGGAGTTACACAAATGCGCATGAATGTTTTCGAAATGGAAGGGTTTCTTCGCGGGAAATGTGTACCGCGAGATCTGAAAGTGAATGAAACAAATGCTGAGTATCTGGTGCGTAAATTCGATGAAGTACGTGCTGAGGCTCGCAACGAGGGTATTAACTATACCGCAAGCCGTCTTGCTGCTGCTTTCAATCACGGATTTATCAATAAGCCTTTGGCTGAAGTTTTCGACGTTACACGCATGATTCTGTCAGCAAAAGAAGAGTTAGCTAATGAATCGCATCCGATTGATGGCCTGTCCGGTGAATATGCAGAGAAATCCCTTGAAGAATGGGCGGAACGGCTTCGCAAAGGAGGCAGCCAGTGACTGGACATGCAGCAATCCTCGACATGTGCTGTGGCAGTCGCATGTTCTGGTTCGATAAGAATGACGACCGGGCGATATTTAGCGATATCAGAAAGGAAGAGCACACATTGTGTGATGGACGACGCCTGATTATCAGTCCTGATCTGATAGCTGATTTTCGTGCACTACCATTTGCAGACGCATCTTTTTCGATGGTTATATTCGACCCTCCGCATCTTGAGCGTGTTGGTGATAACGCCTGGATGGGAAAGAAATATGGACGGCTGAATAAAGATACCTGGCGTGATGATTTGCGGCAGGGATTTAAAGAAGCCTTTCGTGTGTTGCGTCCATCCGGCGTTCTGATTTTTAAATGGAATGAAACGCAAATACCTGTTCGCCAGATATTGGTACTGACCGACAGAAAACCTGTTATCGGTCAACGAACAGGAAAAAACGATAAAACCCACTGGATTATTTTTATGAAATAGGCATCCAGTGAGTAGGTTCGTAAGGTTACAGATACGTATATCTGAATAATTAAATTCAGTTCTGTAAATAAAATTTAATCCTTAACCGGAGGGATTCCTGCACCCTCAGAACATCAGGAGACCGCCCGAAAGGGCGGTAATGAAAAATGGCTGAATTAACCAAATGGCTACAAAACACGATTACCGGAATTGAAACGGTAGTAGACGATAAATCGTTTGTATGTGATGAAATAGTATTCAAAATCGATGTGGTTAAAAACGTACTTACCGCATTTAAAGTCGCGCTGGTATCGCTGGAAGCCGAACCGGTGACATGGCGATATCGCTACGTGAGAAAAGGCGTTACGAACTTTCAGGAGAAGCCGTGGGTTGGTGGCTGGAAATATGTACCGACAAAAGAGGATTGCAACGACAGGCCGAACTATGAAATTCAGGCGTTATTCACGGCCCAGCCTGTGCCACTGACACCCGAAGGATTGATTAAAGCGGTGCGCTTCTATGAACAGGTTAAGAGTGAAAATCCGCCAGTCGAAACCGGAGCATGGAAAGACGCTGTTGACTGAGTGCTCAAAGAGGCTTGTCAGGCTGTAAACATTGGCATCAAAGGAGAGTGAGATGAACGGACAAATATCAATTGTTCGACCGGGAGCATGTGACGATCGCGAGATACGAATGATTATTCGTCTGGCGATGGGGAAAACAATAACAGCTCTCATTACTCCTGAAAATCTCGCATTAGCATTAACAGGAAAGTCAGACTTGCCAGTAGAGCTAAAGCTGCGAAATGTTGAGATTAAGGTGAAATAGTTATGAATACTCTTACCAAAGAATGGTTACAGAACACGATTACCAGCATTGAGTCAGCACGGGATGAAATACCGTTCGGACTCGATGAAGATCAAAACAACATGCTTACCGCATTAAAAATTACACTGGCATCACTGGCAGCAGTATCGGATGAACGAGCAGCCTATGAATTATTTATGGAGAAGCGTTTCGGGGAATCTGTAGATCGCCGTAGGGCAAAAAATGGCGATAGAGAATACATGGCATGGGATATGGCGCTTGGCTGGATTATCTGGTGTCACCGCGCCGCCATGCTTCAGGGTAGCCAACCTGTAAGCCAAACTTACAACTTGCCAGAATTAATCGAAGGCATGGAAGTTTCCATTGATATAAGCACTTGTGATGCTGATTTAGGTAATCGCTATTTCGGCACCGTCACCGAAGCGTTAGAACTTGATACAGCCAAGAATGGTTACATCCTCTTGGTTCAGGACGCAGAGCCAAACTTCGATGTAAATGGCAACTCTCCGGGAACTCCGGATAGTTGGATAAGCTGTAGTGATCGAATGCCTGAAAAGGGCCAGAACGTGCTTATTTCGGTGAATTTCGATAGCTCTCTGGTTGAACCGCTAATATGCTCCGCACGCTATACCGGAAGCACCTTTCGGCGCGGAGATGCAACGATTAAGCCGGGTAATGGTATTGAGCAAGCAACTCACTGGATGCCGCTACCGGAACCGCCGCAGGAGGTGAAGTGATGAACAACTTAATGAACCGCCCCGGAAATCCTGGAGACTAAACTCCCTGAGAAAGAGGTAAACAGGATGAC